CCCTTAGTGCGCATTATGGGTGAGTGTTATGTTGAGTGGTTCGCCTTTGGCCTAGAACGCGCAAAGGGTGGGCGAGAGACTTGCTCATTGTCGGCTTGTCGTACATGCCAGGAAAGAGAATCGCTTTGAAGTGAGAGCCCGTAACATAACACACATAATGCTGCACTAATGAAATGACATACCAAACGCTGAGTATGTCATTTTAGTTTGTCTTTGTTTTTAAACATGAAGTAGTTCATGAGGCTTTTGCAGTCTTCTGGTCTTCCTTCTAGTTTGATACTTTTTATTTTTCCGCTTTCATCGGTTTTGTATTCGTACATGCAGAAATCATCACCGTTTCTTATTTTGTCTATGCGTTCCTTACCATAGATTTCTTCAAGCGGCTGGTTTGGATCTTCTTCACGACCAATGATTTCGCCCATCGTCGGGTCTGCCAATGAACTTGAGCTCATTAAGGCCATTGATAATATGATCTTCTTCATCGTCATAACTTCGTCGGTTAGCGAGCATTTTGGGAGGGGCCCGCTTAGCGGGAGGGACCTAAAAGCGGAGCCAAACCCCCGTCTAGTATTACGGGGGTAAATTCCACTGAACCATCAGTGTTCTCCGTGTATTCGCAAGCGTAGCGCGCCAGTGTTTGAGCGTTAGCGAGTCTTATCTGAGGAGAAATTATTTCTAGCTCTGTTGCTTTGATTCCTCAAATACAAACCTTCGACCATTATCGACAGTGATTCGATCTCCGCGTCGTTGAAATCTCCAATCGCTGAACTAATTTTCTCTATCAGTCTTTCGTGCGGATTCTGTTCTCTTCCAAGTACTTCATTAACTGATACCCCAAGTCTTTTAGCTATTAAAACTAGCTCTGATGCTTTTGGCTCAGTCTTGCCTGATTCCCAGTTCATAACGGTTTTTGCCGATGCTCCGACAGATTTAGCCATTTCAAGCTGAGTGACTCCTTTTTCCTCTCGGAGTCTCTTAATGTTCTCATTTAGCATGTTAAACCCCTTATTGAGTCCATGTTTTTTCTCATTATAAGGAGTGTTTTTTCATACAGTATCTTGACAAGGTAAAAATATTTACCCAAGATATGCAATAAATTTACTCTTGACAGGTTTTCAGAGAACATGAAAAACAAGTATTCACCCCTGAAGAATTGGAAATCGATACTGAGGCGAGTCCTTTTGTTTTTGTTGATTACCTGTCTTGGACAATCCCTTACTCATCTTTGCGTCACGCTCACAAGTCAGATCTTTCTTCTGCTATCTGGGCTCCAATCCCTAAGCCAAATTACCGCATGGCTAAAACTCCTGAGCAAAAAGAAAAGTTAATCGAGCGATACAAACAACAATGGAACGTTGCAATGATGGAACGTTTGGAGGTTTTTTGCTTGCACGTTCTTGGACTTCGCATGTCGCCTTGGCGTGGTAAGGGGTTATACGGTTACGAGGATTCATGTCACTTGATGACTAAACACTCTAACAAGCACGTTGGTTTTGTTGCTTTGGGTGGCAACCGCGGAACCTGCTATTTCCAAATCGAGGGGCTAGGGTGCAAACACGTTTTTGAGCACACAAGTGCATTCCGTTTGCATTGGTGGTTAGAGCTTCTCGACTGTAACCGTCTATCTCGAATCGACCTTGCAGTCGATGACTTCCACGGCCTGTTCGGTCGTGAGTATGCAAAAAAAGCCTATGCCGATAATGCGTTTCGCACATCTGATAGGGGTTGCGGCCCTAGTGCAGGTGAGCGTTATTTCGCTGAACCGTCCGGCAAGGTTATCAATGAATCATTCGAGGTTGGCAACCGCAAATCTCGTATTTACTGGCGTATTTATAACAAGGCTGCTCAGCTTGGGCTCGATATGTTTTGGTTTAGAAGTGAGTGTGAGCTGAAGGAGATGCCAATCGATGTGCTTCTCAATATCAGCGGTTACTTCGCCGGAATTTGTGCGTATAGCGCATCTATCGTATCCAGCTCTCCAGTAAAGGTGGTTACAAAAAGAAACAAGTTGCGCTCGATATGCACGGGCGCATTCGTTGGGCTCGTCGTCAAGTTGGCCGCACGTTAGCGGATATTGCTAAGTACTTGGATGGTGACTTGGAGAAAGTTTTCGGGTTGCTCATATCTGAGGATACGCAGGGTGATTTGCTCAACTTGCCTGATACATACAAACACATAATCAAAGAGATAATGGAGAATTAGCATGGCTGTTCGTTACGTTCTAACAGGTGGCACTTACTCAAAAGGCGTTGGTAAGCAATCTGGTAAAAAATATGAAATTGGTCGTTTGTTTGCTGGTAAGGCGCTGAAGCCTTGGGAAAACGAAAACGGCTCTCAAATTGCGTTTGGTATTGAATCTGTCGAGGTTCCATTTGCGCCAAACGATGCACTTCTCGCTAAATTCGAAACAACGATGTGTCCGGCTCTTGTTGAGTTCGAGTATGAACCTGACCCAGAAGACCCTCGCCGCAACTTGGTTTGTGACTTCAAAGTGATTCGCAGCCTGTTCGACAATCCTGTCTCTGACAAAGCTAAGTAAGGTTTTTAATTATGCCTGTGTGCGCACTTCCAAACGCTGACGGTTTCATTGCTGTCGTTCCTGAGGTTGATGCTGCTTCTTGTAGTGGTTACGTCATGGTTACGGCTCAAGAATACGGTTCGCTGATGGATTTCACTCAGGTTACTGGCCCTGAAGCCACTCAAATGTTCGGCCTTGGTTTTTCCTTGGTGTTCTTTGGGGGCTTCATTTCTACCTATGCCATCAAGATGGCTTTACGTTTAATCAAACTTCTCTGAGGTACTTATGAAATACATCAATCAAGCGAAGAAATTCGCAAAACGTGGTGCTGCTACTGTTGCTGTGGCTGCTTTCTCTGGTGCTGCTTTCGCAAGTGAGGGAGGTGCTGACCCATTCAGTGCAATCGACCTTTCTGGCGTTGCGACCAAAATCGGTGCGGCTGGCCTAATCATTGTTGGCATCGCTATGGCCTACAAATCTATCACTCTTGCTAAGCGTGCTGTGAGTAAGGCTTAAGTTTATGTTGGCCATTCTTCACGATGTCATTCTCATCGTCTTTGTGCTTTTGGGTGGCATGGCTGGATTTGTGGCCTCTCAAAACTTTAGAGGATAGGGGGGCTTCGGTCCCCTTTTTTAATGAGGTTTATACATGAGTATTAAACAAAGCATTTCGGCACTGGTGATACTTTTTAGTTTTCGTTTCCAGTCTATGCCTCCAAGTTCAATTACTACTTGGTTACGGCTATTCCTTATAATGCCGGGTGTGTTGTTTTAGGACAGAAATTATTAGATGCTGAACGTTCAACTGTTGCTAATTGTTATATTGGTAAGGAAGTCGGTGGTTGGAATATTACTGGTTCGTCTGTACAACCGGATCGTCTAGTTATTGAAACAGATTTTGGCCATAAGACGGTGGGTGTTAGATGGGAACCTAGTTCAATAACTTGTGATGAGGGAGAAATTTTTGATGTTGATACTGGCAAGTGTGAGGATCCTCCTTACTGCGAACGCCAATCAACACTTGATGCTATTGATTCAGCTCGTACTCAATGTGAATCTCAAGGCAAACAATTTTCCTCTTCCTGTAGCAATGAAACTGAGTCATGGGAATCCGAATGTAACGGTGGTGACTGTTCAGATGTTGAAGGTCAATCCGATAGTGTACGTTGGATGTCCAGTGTATGGGGAAGTTCATCGCCTTCATCTTACCTTTGCTCTTCTATTGGTGGCGGCTGTGGCGCTGCTATTGACCGCTCTAGCTCTTGGTGCGGTGATTCTGGTTGGTGCTACGCAAGTTATACGGTTATTGGCCCTGCTTGTAATGTTCCTAGTGGTCCATCTTTCTGCTCTGACCCTGAATGTAAAAGTTATAAAGACCCTGATACTGAAGAAAAACCAGATACAGATCCAACTCATGACCCTGACGACCCAACAGGTGGCGACATCGAAGACCCTAGCGTTTTACCAGATTCTGACAATGATGTTGTTGTTCCTGACCCTCCAACAGATGAACCTGATGTTGAGGACCCTCCAACAGATGAATCGACAGATACGGCAGTAGTTAGCGCAATAACGGGAATGAATAAGGATGTAAACAAGGCGCTCAATGATATGAACATCGATATTAATCAGGCAAGTGCTGACGTTCAGAATCAAATCATTGCGCTTAATGCTTCAGTTGTCACCAATACGCAGGCCATTCAAAAGCAGCAAGCTAACGACAATGAAATCTATCGTAAAACAAAGTCTCTGATTCAACAGGCCAATGCTGACATAACAACAGCGGTAAATAAAAATACCAATGCGATTAACGGTGTTGGTAATGATGTTGAACAAATTGCTGGCGCAATGGATGGTATTGCTGAGGATGTTGCTGGTATTTCGGAAACACTGGACGGTATCGCCAACACTGACACGTCCGGCGCTGGTACGGGTGATACTTGTATCGAGGCTGGCAATTGTACGGGCTTTTATGAATCTGCTTATCCTGATGGTTTAGGCGGTTTGGTATCTGGTCAACTGAATGATCTAAAAACCAATGTGATTGACGACTTTGTTAATTCATTCGGCAACTTAGATTTATCTAATGCTCAGCGTCCTTCTTTCGTTCTTCCAGTCCCGTTCTATGGTGACTTCAGTTTTGAAGAGCACATCAGTTTTGATTGGGTCTTCGGTTTTGTTCGTGCAGTTCTGATTATGTCTTCCATCTTCGCAGCACGTCGCATCATCTTTGGGGGTTAATATGGATTGGTTAGTCGATTTATTTAATAAGCTTTTGGTCTTTTTGTATCAGCTCTTAGTTTCGCTTTTTAACATGCTCAAGGACTTATTTTTCTGGGCGGTTGAGCAGGTCATGGAGATGGTTAACATGCTGCTTTCTGGCGTGTTCGCACTTTTTTCGCCTGTTGACATGAGTCAGTATATGACTTCAATTCCTCCAACAGTCTCTTGGGTTATGGCTGCGGTTGGTTTGCCTCAGTGCCTATCTATCATTCTTGCAGCAATTACGGTTCGCTTAATGCTTCAACTGATTCCGTTTACGAGGTTAGGCTCATGATTTATGCAATAGCAGGTAGACCAGGAGGCGGTAAGACTTACGAGGCCGTGGCTTATCACATTATTCCGGCTATCAAGGAAGGGCGTAAAGTCATCACCAACATTACGCTTAATGTTGATTGGTTTGTGAAAATATTTGGTGAGGATGCACGCGATCTAATTAAGATAGTTGATGGTCGGCTGACGGATTTTGGCTCTACAAGTCGGCCTTTTAGTCAGATTGAAGATTACTCGGATGAGTGGCGAAACGAGAAAGGACAGGGGCCTTTGTACATTGTTGATGAGGCTCATATGAGCTTACCATCTCGTGGGCTTCCGGCTGCGATTCTTGAGTGGTTTTCGATACACCGTCACTATGGTGTCGATATCATCTTGCTTACTCAGAACATACGCAAGGTTCATCGTGATATCAAAGACATGATTGAAGTCACTTACCGTTGCACTAAAAATACTGCAATGGGTTCCAGCAACTCATACACCAAAAAGGTTCAAGATGGTTGCAATGGTGAGGTGGTTAATACTTCGATACGATCTTACAAGTCTGAGTATTTTCCGTTTTACAAAAGCCATTCTCAGTCCAATAAGCATGTTCAAGAAGCGCAAGCGAAAGATATTAGACCTTTCTGGAAGCGATGGCCTGTTATTGGTACTGCTTTGCTTTTGGGTATTGGCTTGCCTATCAACATCATGGCTTGGTGGCCCGAACCCGAAAAAGCACCGGAACCAGTAAAGCAGCAAAATGTTAACGTAGAAATTCCAGCTGGCACGCCAACAGCTCAAGGAACGGCGACTCCACCCAAGAAAAAGAACAGTTCCGGTTTTGGTCCTTTAGATGGTTATGACTTTTTTATCACTGGCTACGCTAAGCAAATTGCGTTTAGAACTAGGTTGAAATCAATGGCAGAGTTAAACCGTGACCTGACTTTCTACAAGATATACATCGATGTTTACGATGGCACGGATAAACTTTTCAGCTTCGACCATACAGATTTGGTTGATATTGGCTACCAGTTCGAGGTTCTTTCGGATTGTGTCTATCGGGTAGCTTGGGAGGATTCAGAAAGGATCTTCACTTGCGGCCAACGCGAAAAGCCAACCGACATTCTTCAGCAAAACGTTCCTGTTCAGATATAGCAATGCTGATAAACATTCTTTGGACGTTGTTCTGGGGCTTCTGCATTTGGGGAACAATAATGCTATTCAGATGGGCAACCTCTAATTAGACCGCTCGCCGCAAGAAGTGATATTGAGCTTGCGAAAATCGCTTCGAGGAAGCGGAACATGTATAAAATTAATCTTTGGCAGGTTCACACCTGAGTTAGTTATGGAATGGATTTATGATGTTTATGAAGGGTTTATCTTCTTGGGTGTCTTCTTACTGGTATTGCTGCTTGTAGGAGGTTATCGCAATGATTGA